AAGCCCCACCATCGACCTTCAGTTCATCGATGTAGCCGTCGATGAGTTCAATGGTGTTCTTGGATAGTTCCTTTTCAGACACAAACTCATCCTCAACCTGTTCCTCTTCCTCAAGTTTCTCCACAATCTGTAGATCGTAGATTCCCGAATCGAAGAGTTTGTCGCAGAACATATCGAACTTGGCAGGATTCTTCTTTGACGAAACCACCAACTTCACAAAGGAGTCCTTGTACGAAGAGAAGTTGAAGTTTCCGTGACCAAGGTTGTCGAGAGCATCGTTGTACGATATCTTCTTATACAACTTCCTCGGGTTCTCAATGAACTCCAACGAGCCATCTTCCGTGTCCAAGACATGGAATCCCTTGGTTTCTGTTGCCTCCGAGTAGAACATTTCATAGGCAGTGCCTAGGTAATGAACATTGCCGTTCTGCTGCTTGCAATGGAAGTGACCAGAATATATCTGCTTGAACCTAGAAAGCGCGGATGGATTCAGACCGCCTTCGTGCTTCACGCCACGAACCACCTCATATCCCGTGAGTTCAAAGTGACCAAAAAGCACATCGGCATTGCTGTTCTTGAGATAGTCGTATATCTCCGCAGCATTGTCCTTTGCAATCCACGGAACGAATCCACAGATCATCCCGTCCAACACAACATCTGTGGGCTTCTCGTAGACCTTGAATGTGTCTCCAAAGATCTCGACAACGGAGTTCACCTGATTGGTGTTCTTCCAATAGCAGTCGTGGTTTCCGATGACACAATGAACATCAATCCCGTTCTTGGAGAACCATTCCGTGAATCTCCGTCGAACATTGTGCAGAGTGTTGAAGTTTATGTACTTTCTGCGGTCAAGCACATCACCCATGTGAATGACGGTCTTGATGCCGTTCTTGAGCAGATAGGGGAAAACCTGTTCCTCAAAGTAGGAAAGATATGCCTCAAGGAATATCGGGGCATCGTTCTTTACGCCAAAATGGGTGTCTGTGATGATTGCAATCTTCATTTCTTCTTACTCTTCTTTATTACCTTCTTCGCGGCTTTCTTTACAACAGTCTTTGGTTCTACCTTGGGTTCCTTCTTTGGGGAAGTCTCAAAGTTCTTCAAGTCAGTTTCTGACAAGGCAAGAGACTTGAAGAACTCCTGAACCTTTCCCTCATCATAGCAGACATTCTTCAGCCAGTTTGGAATCTTTCCATTCAACTGCGCGACTTCTATGCTCTTGAACTTGATGTAGTTCTGCTTCTTTTCCTTCTGTATCCTGCGGACAAAGGCATAGTAGATTATCTGCGTGAAGTAAGAGAATGGATTCTTTGACTTCGCGGGATCGAAGTTTGCCGCATACATCAGGCAGTTTTCTATCCCATCCCCAACCATCTCTTCCCTGTACGGGTAGTTTATGAAGTTTGGTCTGTAGGATAATCTCTCTGCGATGGCAAGGAAGCACTTGCCTATGTACTCGGTTACTGGTGGCTGAGGCTCTTTCTTTCTCTTGGCTCTATTGCAGTCCTTCTTCCACTTTACCATCTCTTCGTAAAATGTTTTGTTGTCTATGTAATGACCTTGTTCGTTCATGTGTGTTGCCTTTCATTGTGCAGAGATCATACACCACTTATCGACATAAGCAAGTAGGCGCATTAAGATTTCTTTAGAAAGGTCTTGACAGATGAAAACGAAATATGTAACTTGACTGTGTCGTGTTTGATCAAGAAGTGTTCTTACAGATAGTCTCTTGGATCTGGACTCCAGTCTTTAAGACTGTTCCCCCACTTGGAATCATCTGTATCACGAATACCCCGATCATCCTTTGGCTTGCGAGTTGATGGGTCAACATCGTCCTCCAAGTCATCATCGTCTTCATCGTCAACATCCTGCATACCAGCAGTCATCAGATCTTCGATGAAGCCTTCTTCAACAAGATTTTTGAATATCTTGGCAGGAATCATGAAGTTGACAACAATGACTTCCTTGCCAGCAGGATCCTTTGGATTGAGTTGCGAGTTGATAGTCGCATCAAAGTTAGCCATGTCCTGCATGGGTGGGAAGATGCCAGCCTCGGCAGACATCTCCTTCATGAGTCGAGTCACTTCCTTCTCATACTCTTCCATTTCCTTCTTCTTCTCCTCATCGACTTCTTCACGCAAGGTCTTTGGCTGTTCCTTGATCAAGGGCAAAGATGGATTGTCCTCGCGCTCCTTGTACTTCTCATATGCATCGATGATCTCTTGATTGGGAGACATCTTCACACCAACCCAACTATTTGGGATGCTGATCTCGTTCTCATTCGTTCTTCCGATCCAGTTCTCCATGACCGATGCTGCTTTGAGCGAACCATTGATATGATCCATAAACGGAATCTGCTTGATGATCATAGGGCGAGAAATCTTCATGCTGCTGCGGTTCTTGGAAAGAACGCTGGCGATTATCTCCTCACCCGATCTCAACTTGATCAAGATGTATTCGCTCATGGTAGATTCTCCATCTTTAGTAGCACTGGTCTGAAGTCGAAGTTTTCTGACCGATAGATCTTTATTCGTTCCGCAAAATGCCGAAGTGTGTGGTTCTTTTTGCTCTTCCATGACAAATCATCCCCAATATCGTAAAGTTTTGCGTATTCTTTATGTTCCGAAACACGAAGTTGTCTTCCAATAGATTGCAACACCCTGACTCTTGACTTGCTTGGTGATGCAAATATGATGTTGTGAAGTCTCTTGATCGATATGCCTGTCGAGAATGTTCCATACGAAGCAACCACTATGCAGGAATCATTCTCCTCAAGTATCTTTCTTACCTTTTCCCTGTCTTCTGCTTCCGTGCCTCCATGCACGAAGAATGTCTTTCTGTCCGTTTGCGAGACGAGATGGTGAAGATACTTGCCATGCTTCTCGACAAACTGAAATAGTATGAGTGTATTTCCCTTCAGACGAGATGCAAGATCCACGATGAACTTGTTTCTCTTGTCGTGATGAATGAGCCACAACATCTCGTCACTATAGGTATATTTGCTGACGGATCGGCGTTCTTCCTCGCCATATTGTAGCATGATTGTATCTATCTTCAAACGAGACAATATGTTCTTGTCAATCAGTTTCTTCGTGGATGTCACATGGTATGAAGGTCCAAACAGACCTTCGATTATCAACTTATGACATTGCATTCCATCCAAAGTTCCTGTTGTTCCTATTCTATAGTCGCAGTTGGTGAGTTTCTCCATGATCCCCGATAGGGATTTTGCTTTGAACATATGACACTCGTCCCCGAACGCGGCTGTGAACTGCTCAAAGTATGATCTTGGTTGCTTGAACACGGACTGCCATGTGGTGACTACAACACGCTTACTGGTTTCTTTATCCTGTCCAGCATAGATTCCATGGCAGTTCTTGGAAACCTTCCAATCGGTTCCCTTGGAGTATATCTCAAAGTCGCTCATCATCTGTGTGACCAATCCTATGGTCGGCACGACGATGAGTATCTTGCCCTCTGTCTGCTCAAGCAGATGCCTCACCAGCATGTAGATGATCATCGACTTGCCACTTCCCGTTGGAGATACGAGAAGGATTCGGGATGTTTCTGATGCCTTTACAATGGCTTCCCGCTGATGGTCGTGAAGGGAAGGGATTCCCGATGCCTTGCCAACATACTTGTCGAATAGAAGATCGGTTTCCGAAGCCGTCAGGGGCTTGCTCGGACTCGACTTTAGTTGGTTGTCGAGATGATAACCACGATCCGCTGCGAACTTGGTGACATAGTTCTTCAGACCCTTGTAGATCGTGGCTTTGCCTATGTTGTATAGTTTGATGTCTCCAGCCCATCGCGATTTGCGAAAGCGAGACATGTACTTGTGGTTTGGAACCTTGAAGGAGAAGCAATCGCTCAACTCCTTTGCGGTGCCGCGCTCACATCTTACGCGAATGAATACTGAATCAACATCTTCTAGAACCAATGTATCCATCATGCAGATATTTATGGTTCGATATCTTCTCCATTGAAACGAATCTTAAACTCTCCATCGTTTAGGACTTTGCCGTCGTAGAGAAGAACTTCAACACCAGCGGATTCAAGGATTTTGACTCCGATATTGCATTTCTCTTGCCACCGATTAGGGATTATATCCCATATGGTCTTGTGTCCCACCACTCGCTTTATTCCAGACAAGACAATGGCTCTCGCACAATCGGGACAACTGATGAAAGGACAATACATGTGGGTGTTGAGAGTCGTAAGACCCTTGCTCACACATCGATATATGACTGACCTCTCTGCGTGTTCAATGTAGTCGTACTTCGACTGACCATCAAGTTCCTTTAGCGAGGGATATCTGTTGGCATCTGCTGCTATGATACCCGATGTTGGAAATGTGATCAACGCACCAACTTGAGTGTTGGTGTCTTGGCTCTTTGCCTGAGCATGGATATATGCCTGTCGGAGGTATACCCTATGGATTCCTTCGGTGACTATCTTCATGCGCCACTCATGAACTTCTTCCATTCTATTGCGGACTTGATGTCCCATCCGCGCCTTCCGATGGATTGGAGTACAGATTCTATGTACTTCACCTTTTCCTTGAGATAGTGAATACGAGCCTCCATTCGAAGGAGATCTTTGTCGGAATCAAGATAGACATCTATGTCCGTGCGAAGAATCTTGAGTCCAAATGGTTGCCAACCCTTCTCGTCAAGAGTCTCTTGGTCTATCTTACCAAGGTAGTATTCCCACTTGAGCCGACGAAGTTCCTTCTGCTCTATGGTTGCCTTGTGCAGAGACAGGGACTCGTCGTGAAGCAAGTTCAGATACTTGCTGTGAAGTTGTGGGGTTTTGAGCGATTCAAGGTCTAGATTCAGGTCATCTATCTTCATGTCCTGATCGACCATCTTCTTGATTGTTTCAATATCCATGATGAATAAGATATCACCTAAAGGTGTTGTGTCAAGTCACAGATTCAAGTTCGAATGATTCGAATGTAAATGTTGCATTCACCTGAACTGGTTCTGGTTCATTTAGGGCAACATTCAAATCAAACCCGTCAATGCTGACAGGAAACAACTTCTTGAATACGAATCGCTTGTGTGGATTCTTTGCGCTATTCATGCAGTGAATGGTGGCTTCAGAGTAATAGTTGTTTTCGTTTGCAAGAATATCTGCGAAGTCTTCGAATGGAACTATTCCCCTCATCCATCTGTATATTTCATACCAGTTGGCAAATTCTTCATCTACTTCAAATGTTACCCTCAGTTGATCGAACTGAACAGATGAACCTGGTACATGATGGGTTAGCAATCTGTTTGGGATTGATATCTCACCAACCGTTACAGATGGGATATTAACTGATGTACACCAGAATGTGACATTTGGAATGCGCGTGAATGTCAACTTGAAGTTGGTATTCTGAAATGCATTTACATTTACTGGTTGTCTCAGCAATGCATTGTAACTTGTGCCTTCATCATTGATAGCAGCAGCATTGACTTGTGATAGATCGTATTCTTCGCTCATGTCAATATGTAT